TCATATTCTCGTTTAATGATGAATCCATATGGGTCTGATAAATCTGGGGACTGGAAAAGAGAAGCAGCAAAATCTCTTACAGACATAGTGTTAGCAATAGATAATGACCCAAAGATAAGAAGAATCTATAATTCTCTTGGACTTAAAACTTTAGATCCAGCAACTATTTGACATCCTATTATATCTGTGCTACAATAGATATATGGAAACTAAAACATGTAGCAGATGTCAAGAAACCAAGACACTTGACAAATTTTATAAAGACTATACAAAAACACAAAAAGATGGCATTGATTACTATTGCAAATATTGTAGAGTTGGCTCAGCCATTAAATCTCAAAGACACGGCAATCAAAAGCCTTGCTCTGTGTCTGGCTGTACAAATAGACATTATGCCAAAGATATGTGTAGAAACCATTACACTAGAATGCAAAGAAATGGCTCATTATATTCATTAAATGAGATTGTTGAGGATGGCAAGATTTATAAATATGCCAAGAAAGAAATAACTTATAGGCGTGAATATATGCTTATGTATCAATATAAGATGACTAAAGAGCGTTATGAGGAACTAAAGGCTCTTGGTTGCAATATTTGTGGGGAATATCAAGAAAGAAATCTTCATGTAGATCATGACCATAGTTGCTGTAATGGCAAGGTTACCTGTGGTAATTGTGTTAGAGGGGTTTTGTGCAATAGATGTAATCAAACTGTTGGAAAATATGAGTCAGGTGACATAAGAGAAGATAATCCACTTATCTCAAAGATTAAGGAGTATCTGAATGGTTAAAAGAGGCAGACCTCCAAAGATAGAAAACAATGGCATCAATAAGGTTATCTATCACCCATTATCTGAGAAGAAGGCTAATGACTTTGCCCTCAAAAGGAAGGAAGAGAAACTTTTGGCGGTATATGAAGATATCTACAAATTAGCCTATGATGGAGAACTATCATGGTCATACAAGGAAAAACTCAAGTTATGGTTTAAAGAAAAAGGTTTTCTGTTATAATTAGGTGTGACTAGACTACCTAAGTACGGATATCCGTCTACCCCTTTCTACTACTTAGGTCGTTATAGAACTACTCAACGCCCAAGGCCTTGTGTTAGATGTGGGCATAACGCTTACTACTATCATGAGGACTGGGATTGGGTGTGTGCAGCGCATCTGTTAGACCTAGTCAATATAGGTGGCAATGCGTTTGACTGGGAGGACTATCCAGAGGTATGGGCAAGGACAGAGAGATTACTCCAGAGGGAAGCACCATTGTCTTCTGGTGTGAAGAGCACGGTATCTCCATATGGGAACAATGCTGTAGAGGAAGATATGTCATGGGATGGTACCAGTCTGAAAGCCCTGATGGAGGACTTGGAACATGAGTAGCCCATATGCTACGGCTGAGTATAAGCGCAATAGATTAGCAGTACTAGAGGCAGCCAATTACCAATGTCATTACTGTAATGCTGAGGCTACTACGGCTGATCATATAACCCCTGTGAGTTTCGGCGGGACCAATGAAGTATCCAATCTATTAGCATGCTGTGTATCATGTAACAGTAGTAGAAAGAATAAGATACTGAAGCGTATGCCCTATTGGAATAAAAGGTTTCAATGAGGATTTACGCATGGTTTGATGGTTTGAACATAGATAAATCTACAGCCTTCTTAACCCTTTGTCAAATAGTAAAACCTCAAACCTTTAAACCTTCAAACCTTCATATGCGTGATATGCATCATATGAATCATATTCGTGCAATAAGGTTTGTACCAAACCAATATGCACAATACAAAGGTTTGGAAGGTTTGCATGATATGGAGTATATTGCCAATAGAAGGTTTGATATGAATGGTTTGATATTCCCTCGCAAAAACGGGCGTGTTTTTTTGTGTGAAAAAAGGCACACCCTGAAGACTTTCCTCAAACCACAAGAGAATATAAATAGTAAAAGGAGATAACATGAGAACAGGTATGACACAAGGACCAAGGTCCATTAGAACAATAAGTGAAAATGGGGGAGAACCTTTAAACCTTGAATTCACTTTGGAAGAAGCAGTAAAGAGATCGCTTCAATCTGCAACATGGTTGGAAGAATCTGATTTGGGTGCTGCAACTCAAGCAGTTATGCTTGCACAGACAATGGATCAGATGCCAGACCGTAGACATCAAATAGCACCTATCCTTATTGGGCTATTATCCAATTTGGGACTTCTCAACAATAGAAAAACTGAATCAATGTCCCCACAGGAGATGCTTTCAGCCATAGCATTAGGTAACTAAATGGAGTGGTTGCCTACTGATTATACCCAAACCTTGTCTGATGACTTTGTTACAGATGGGGATAAACTCATAAATATTGCTGAGGCTTTATGGCATTTACCTGAGAAAAATGATGAGAAATTGGTATTAACAGAATGGCAGAAGTGGTTGATTCGTAGGGTATTAGAAAGATATCCACAGGACTATCATGACATTAATAGAGCAGGAAGATTAAGATATAAGCAGGTCGTCATTTCTATGCCCCGCAAGAACGGTAAATCCCTCCTAGGAGCCTTGTTCGCACTGTATGGCATGTTACTTCATGAGCCTGCCCCTGAAGTGGTCTCTGTGGCTGCCTCAGCAGACCAGGCGAAGATCGTATACCGCAGACTCTTGCACCAAGTTCAGACATCAGAGTTATTAAAAACACTATTCTCTAGGTCAACAGAACATAGAGGTTTATGGACAAGCGATGGCACAGGCGTTTATAAGGTCATTGCAGCAAAGGCAGCAACTGCCCAAGGACTTCACCCATCTCTAGTTGTTTTTGACGAACTTCATGTGGCCAACGAAGATGTATGGACTGCCATGTCATTAGGCTCAGGAACTAGACCAGATGGTCTTATTATTGGCATTACTACTGCTGGAGATGACAGTTCTAAACTCCTTAAACATCTATATGAGCGTGGAGATAAATCTATCGCACAAGATGAGGAATTTGAAAGATTTGGATTCTTCAAATGGGAGGCCCCAATAGGCTGTGATTTAGATGATGAAGAAGCAGTCAGAAGATCTAATCCAAACCTTGCTTCAGGCATTTTATCGTGGGAATCAGTTAAAGCAGAAATAACAACTATGCCAGAGCCAGATGCTAGAAGATATAGACTTAATCAGTTTGTCTCAACTATGAACTCTTGGCTTCCTGCTGGTGCTTGGCAAAATCTTCCTTCTGGAAATGTCATTAATCCAAAAGTCTTTGCAATTGAAAGAACTTCATCATGGGAACATGCTTCTATAGTTACTGCTGAGTTAAATGAAGACGGAACAGTATCAACAGAACTGGTTGCATCATTTAATAATACAAATATTGATGGTGTCTTAGCAGCCTGTGCTAGATTACAGAAATATGGAGTGCCATTTATTATGGATAACTATACCCTTTCTGATCTTGCAGCAACCATGAAACAAAAGGGTTTTAGGGTACAAACTACATCAAATAAGGATTTAATCAATGCCTCAAACAACGCATACAGTAGAATAATCAAGAAGAAACTATTTCACCCCAAAGATGAAATAGTAACTTTGCAGATGCAACGAGCAGTACGCAAAAATATTGGGGACTCTTGGAAGATTACCAGAAAAGATTCCGCAACTGATATTGATGCAGCATTAGCAACAGTCTTAGCCATTTGGTTTGTTGACACGCAAAGTAAACCTCAACAAATGGTATTTTAAAGGAGATATAAATGGGATTATTTGATAGAAGAAAAGAAACACCTGTAGAGGTTTCGTCCTATGTTCCTGATACACAGAATCGTGCAATGTCTGCACCAGCAAGAGATCCGTTTGTTGTAAATGAGTCTTCTGCATTAAGTCTTGTTGCCGTCAGTAGAGCAATTTCAGTTTTGGAAACAGCAATTATGCAAATTCCAGTAGAGGTAGAAAGAAATGAAGAATACATTGAAGGACCACTTTGGTTAGAAACACCAGATGTTGAAAACAATGTATCACAGGCTGAATGGCTTGGAACAACTTTATTCCATATGGCAGTAACAGGAAATGCATATTGGTTAATACAACGAGGTGCTCGTGGTATTGTAAACATTAAAAACATTCATCCACAATATGTATCAATTACAGTTGATGCTTATGGACAACCTCATTATTGGATTAATGGAACAGAATATTCAAAGGATCAAATTGTACATATTAAATTATGGCAAAATATTGATCCACTTAGACCATACGGAGAAGGACCAATTCAGCGCCACAGAAACTTATTGCGTTCTGCTTTAGACCTTCATTCATATGCAGATAATTGGTTTAGAAATGCTGCAGTTCCAACTGGAGTATTAACCACAACAGAATTTCTTTCTGAAGATGTTGCTAAGTCTAATAAACAAGCATTCATTGCATCTCAGCAAGAAAGAAGCGTTGCCGTTTTGTCTTCAGGATTAACATATGACACTATATCTTTAAATCCAGAAGAAGCACAATTCCTAGAAAACCAAAAATATATTAATCGTCAGATTGCAAATATGTTTGGCGTTCCTGTGGCGTACTTAGGTATGTCAGTTGAAGGACAAGGAATGACCTATGTCAACGGTAATGAAGACAGAGCAAAGTTATATGAAGATGGACTACAACAGTACATAGTTCGTATTGAACAAGCGATTACAGACTTGCTTCCAAGAGGACAATATGC